GTACCAGCCACGCGCGTAGCAGTTGCTCGACTGACTGACGGTCGCTAAAGCATTCCACGTCTGCGCGGTGCCGGAATTAGCTATGCTGATCGTGCCGGCTGTGGTGATCCCCATGTCGGCCGTGACCCATAGCACCACCACCAGTTCGCCGGAGTTAAAGCTGCGCGAAGCGGTCGTGACAGACCCGCCTGCAACTCCAGACACCGTGTCCTGATAGGTGGTATAGGTCAGGGCCATGTCAGAAACCCTCGACCAGAATCGCAGTACGCAAAGCCTGCAACACGACTATGTGCGCGTCTCCCGACGTGATACCAGCAGGCTTACTGCACTCCCATCCTAGAATGCGATTGCCGCCAATGGGAAGCCCATCCTTGCCCAGATGTGCGCCACCGCTGGACTGGAACACCCCCGTTTCGCCACTCGACCATGTGATCCGTAACTGGACGCATGGTCCGTTCGGCCACTCCGGGTGATCCAGCGATATGCGAACGCGCGTTACTGCCGCGTCAACCGTGAACGTGCCGACGTTATCCTGTGGCGGATAGTTCTTCTCCGGCTGAGTGAACAGGACCGCCATTATTACTTTCTGCTCAGTCGCCGCCTGATTCCGTTGGGGTGGTGCTTTTCACAAAGACCATCCTTAACGGCAAGGTTACGACAGCGACGCGGCAACAGCGTCTTCGTGTCGCGGATTATCTGAACGCAATACTTCTCCGCACGAAGGGAAGAGCACAGATCGCGAAGCAGAGAGAACGTCTCGCGATCGAACGCGATCCATGTCATCACTTCGCATAGACCCCTTTTACGGCGCTAGTCGTAACGTAACTGGGATTTCTGGGCGGGCCGGTCTTACGAAAACGAAAGGGGGGCTGGGATCACTCTCCTGAGTCCCCCACACCGGGTCATTAGTCGTGATGGCCGTCAGTGTGACCGTGTGTGAACCGTTGGCTATGTTTACCAAGTCGTATTTGCACTGGTTGTTGACGACGGGGATCGACACCTTCGGTGCGCCATCCATCACCATTCCGCACGAAGTCACGCCGGGCTGCACGTCTGCATACAAATGCGGCGCGGCAACGGCATAAACAGGAAACGACAGGATAATTGCTAGCAGGCGACGCATTTGCGCTCCTTTGTGGTTGTGTGGCAACGATTACGACGCCTGATAGATGCCGTTCGTGCCTACATCTGCAACTATGTCCGAACCATCCGGGGTCACCGAGAAGTCATGGCACGTCAGCGGGATGATCAACGTGTCGGCCGAGGCGGCGCCCGGCGAATAGCAGACCAGCAGGTCGCTGACCGCATTACCTGTTGCTGCTGTCCACGTCTGGTCGGCAATCTCGATCTTCACCAGATCGTTAGTGTCGTCCACGGTGATTGTGATTCCGGCAGCCACGACATCCTTGCGCGTCATGTTGGACGTTTGCTCGTTGCTGGTGCCAGCAAGCAGCGCCGACAGCGTGTCGTAATCCTTGAGCGTGGTATCCGCTTCTACGCCGGATGCCTCGATGGGTACAACGACAAGTTTGCATCCCGTCGGGGAGTTGTCCTCGACGTTTTGAACGTAACTTGCCACACGACCCTTGGCAATGTTGAAAACGAAGTTAGCCATTCATTACTCCCTAATCATGCTTTGCTAAGTGCATCTGCAAACTGTTCTTGGATACCCTGCAGCACTTTCAGGCGATCTTCAAACGCAAGTTTGACTGCAGAAGCCTCCTCCGCGCGCGCTGTCGCCTGCGACATTGCATCTTCTGCTGTGTTTTGTGCAGCCAATGCCAATGCCATCTGTCGTGCAGCTTCGTCCTTTTCTTTGCGCGCTGCTGCGTGTGCTGCCGCCGTTTCTTCTACGGCTTTATCGCGTAACTTGGTTTGCTGCACCACCTGTACGTTGGCTTCCTGTACCAGCTGCTCTGCGCGCTTGCGCCCGTCGGCTACGATTGCCTGCGCCTGCGCGCGCGCATCTTCCAGCAGCTGCTTGGCTTCCGCCAGATCGGCGTTGATGTCTTCACGGATTTGCACAATCTCGCTGGCTTTACCCGCCAAGGCAATGGTTTGCTCGGCCTGCGTCTTCGCTGCGTTGTAGCGCTCAATGCGTTTTTCTAGCTCCGCGCTATTGCCAAGGAGCTTGATCATGTCAACGAAGTCATTCCCCCCCGCTACGATGCTCATGCTTACGCTCCGCTGATGCCCATCGGCACGACGGTCAACGTGACCGTCCCCGTGCTTGCGGAGACGTTCAAGCGAATGCCACGTGGCAAATAGGCGTAGTTGCTGTCCTCATTCGCGGTGCCCGCCAAGGAGGGATGGTCGTACCACACCGCTGTCGAGGGGTCGAATGTCTTCGCGAACACGTCGTCAAACGTGTGCTCAACCTTGAAGGTAGCTGTTGCGGAAATTTTCACCCCCATCGCAATACCACCCTCCCGGTGGATATCCACCGGATAGACCGATGACACCCCCGTGCCAGTCACCGTGGCAGTCCATGGACGAGCCATAGTTGCCTCCGCTTAGTTCTGCTTGTAGATAACGACGCAGGCGAGCGATCCAACCGTGGGTTGTCCGACCGATGTGACCGTGAACACAACACTCGTGTTCGAACCAATGCTTTTCATCGCCAGCGCTTCGGCTACCGTCAACGTCATTCTCTTGCGTCCGCCCGTTTTCACGTCGATGGAGCCTGCGTACTCCGTGCCGCCCGAGGTGTAGCCCACAGACAGCGTAGCCGACGTAGCACTGTCATACAGCACCGTTGGATCGGCGTAGATATCAAGAATCTGCGCATTGGCAGGCAGCGTGATCGTCAAATCGTTGACCAGATCAGACGCTTCACGACTTACCGTGCCGGTTTGAACCAGAACCGCGGTACCGGTGTTGGCACCCGCACCTTCGCGCACCGTCCCGGCCTTGATCGGCCCAGACCAAGTTGAAGTTCCCATCTTGTTACTCCTGTGTAGGAAGGGTTGGCCTGAAGTCTCTACACCGTCTGCCGCACCAGTCTTCAGGCCCTACATGCGGAAAAGGGGCCGAAGCCCCTGTCTTACGCGCCGGGTGATCCCCAAATTCCAAGAGGATCGGAATAGCCGAATGAGTACCGCTCACGCGCCTTGTAGCGCACGTTCCCGGTCTCGAAGTCGCCATCCATACCGGTTGACATTGCCACACGCTTGAAATGCTTCATGCCATTCGGAACATCCGTCAGCATGAACCACGCGTTGGTGTCAGTCAGGAAGTGATTGATGGCCCAACCACCCGGCACCACCCCCATCGACTTCAGAGCGTTGATGTCGTTATCCGACGTGCCTACCCGATTCGGCGAACCGAACAGACGCTCAGCGACGAACATGTACGAGGGGGGCAGGACCAGTTTGCGCGGCCGCGCCGCCATCAACAGACCACGCTCGTCAGTCCAACTCGAAATCTGAATGACGGCCGCTTCCATCGACGTTTCGTTCAGGTCCGCGCCCGTGGTTGGGCGATTGCTGTTCGATCCACCACTGATAAGCGGGTGATCCGTGGCGCACAGGGTCTTGCCATCACCCCCCAGCACACCTGAACCAGCAAAGGCGTTGTTGAGGTGGTAAGCGGCCTTCACCTGCTTGGTGTATGCCATCGCACGGGCCAGCGCCTTGGTATAGCGCTTGGTGAGCGAGCCATAGAGGTTGTCTTCAATCGCCTCTTCGGTGATCGCAAAGCCCAGTGCAATGGTTTCGTGCACATAGCGCGAGTTCCACGCTTCTTGTGCCGAGTCGTACTCGATGCCAGCGCCTTCATTCTTCACCGGTGCCGCACCGAATCCGGACAGCTTCTGCTCTTCCTCGAAGCTGCGATCCGAAGTTTCGGTCGTGTAAATCTCGGTGTGCTCTTCGGCGTACTGCTTGTACTCCAGACCGAACAGCCCATTGAGACCCGGCAGCAGCTCTTTGAGGAGCTGGGAACGGGAGATAACAGCCATGACTTATTCTCCTTAGACGCCGAGTGGGTTGTTGTAGGAATGAACGCCGTGGTTGAACTTGACGATCAACTCCGGATACGTATCACTTGGCGTTGCGATATCGACAATCCGCATTGCCAGCGTCGTGGTTGAAGCCACGGAGCCCCAGTTTGAGCCCGTGATCAGCGCACCATTCGACAGCCCCGTGGTGGCCGATCCACTGAAGCCTTCCAGCGCCGCGTTCTGGCCAATGGCCCCCCGCGCGCCGTTAGTCTTCGTACCGATCACTGAGTTCGCTTGGATCAGGTACAGCTGGTTGGGGTCATCACAGACCTTGATCCACACGTCGGTGTAGCCCGCCGTGATCGCACCAGTAGGCAAATATTGCCCATGCAGCGGTTGCTTGAGGACCGGATCGATGTAGCGAACACCGACCATGACGCCGAGAATGCCAGCCGTACCGTCCGCAGACGTGGACGTGTATTTCGGAGCAATCGGCGTAGCAGTGATCGCCGTGGGGACACCGTTCGTGTTCATGTAGATCACCTGCCCGGTGTAATAGGCAGCAGCGACGTTGCTCGGAAGCTTGTACTCCCGGATTGCGCCGCCGTTGTAAGGCTGACCGCCAATCAGATTCAGAGGGCGGAGGCCGAACGGGGAAGCAGTAGCAGCCATTCAAATCTCCTGATTACTTGGTTCCAGACCCAAAGCCCTTGCCGCGCGAATCTTCGGTCGAATGATCGCGGAACAGGGGCATGCGGGGATCGTTATTGGACATCAACTGGTCGTTCACCGACTTCATCTGGGAAGCGGCTTGCTTGCGGTAGTAATCCGCCCGCGCATCAACCATTTCTTGGGGCGCTTTGCACAACACCAACCCGCCAACTTCGACGTTGCCCTGCTTGTTCGCAGGGAGCATCAGCTCGGGAACATCTTCACAACGAACGGGCTCCCAGCCTTCACGAAACCGCTGGGAGACATTGGATGGCATTGAGTGTCCATGAACCGCCAACGCAACCCAACGGAACGCCCAACCGTCTTGTGGATTGGGCGATGGCAACGTGTTCGGAGGCACGTATTCATACCGCGGAGTGTTCAAATCCCGCGTTTCCATATCTCGCGGCTTGCGATCAGCCATTTGCGGTTCCTTTTTCCGTAAGTTGAAGCTGCCGAGCATATTCCTTCAGCGGAATACCAAGCGTGTGTGCGATTGCTTCCTGCGACTTGGTGAGGAAGACTTTTTTCGGCGCGGTGTTCCGCGAAGCAGGCGCTACCACAGTAGCGGGAGGTGTCCGCCGCGGAGTTTCCGCAGGCGTTACCTCTGATTTGTCGGAGTCGTCCTCGAAAGCTTCCGGGAACTTCTCGCGGATGCGAGCGTTTAGACGCTCGTAGTAGACATCGGGTGCTGCGCGGGGGTCTACCCCGGATTTAACAAGATTTTGGTGCACCGCCAAAGAGAAGGCGGTCATCTCTCCGTCCTGACCGAACCACGAATTGTCTTGCTTCCAGCGAAGCGCGCGGTCGTCAGCCCGAAAAGCTGCTGCCTCGGTTTGTACAGCAGGTTCCAGAGTTTGTAAAGGGGCGGGGCGGAACGACGCCGCTTCCTTGAGCTTCAGCTTGGCCTCAGACATCGCTTCGGTAGCTGCGACCACCGCATCGCTGTCGCCTGATTCGTACGCAGCCTTCAACGCCTTCTGCGCCGTTGCAAGCTCGGCCTCTGCTGCCGACTTGAATACCTCGTTGCCCTGTTTCTCGCGCTCGCTGACCGTAGCCCGCAGGCGCAGGTTCTCTTCGTGTACTGCACGCGCCAGCCGAATCGCTTCTTCGCGCTCGCGTTCTGCAGTCTCCCGCAGCCGTCGCTGGTCGTGATACGTGTGCTTCAGCTCGGCGATACGCTTCTTGACCCCGGCGCTGTACTCCTCAACTTCTTCGTCCGGAGCCACTTCATCAGCGGTCTTGCCCAATGGACGGCGGCCGCGATCCTGCGGTGGTGTGTCATCGACGACACCTACTTCGGTGTCGTCTTTCACCTCCACTTCGGTTTCTTCAACTGCTGCTTCTGCGGTTGCCGGTTTTTCCAGCTGGTCTGGAAATTGGAACTCGGTGTTTGCCATGAAAATTCCTATGCTGCGCGCGAAATTCCGCGCGGGTCGCTGACGACACCTTCGACGTGATCGTCGTAGATGATCCGAAACTCGTTGCCATTGATCTTGAAGCGTGTGCCGGTGTAGGCCCGCACCAGTACAAAATCTCCCTCCTTGCAGTACGCGCCGCTCGGGAACTTCGACGCGTCTTTGTAGGCTTCCGGGCCCAGTTTCAGCACAAACAGCACCACAGTGGAGTGCTGTTCAATGGTTTTCTGCAGCTCCGGCTTGAGGATGCCGGTATCCCCGAAGGTGTCGTCCACCTTGGGAACAGCACACAGGATGCGAAAGCCGGTCGGCTCCGGCATCTTCAACGGATCAGTGTTGGTCTCTTCAGTCATCTGTTTTTTCAACTTGATTAGCGGCGTCATTGACGAATTCGCGTGTGGCCTCCAGACCCCGAATGGTGCCAACGCACTTCAAATACTCCTCATGGGGCAGACCCTTGCGCATGGCCTTGGTCTGCGCCTCAATCTGCAGCGACAGCTCGTTCAAGATGTGCTGCGCAAATTTAGCAACGATCATTTATCTCCTTTCGGCTTGGGTTTGTTCGTGGTTTTTTCTTGTCCCATCTTGCCCCGCGCGCCGATATCCACCAGCTTGAGCGACGCATTGGTACGACGATCCTTGTCGGCGCTGCCCTGCTTCATTTTTTCTTTCAGGAGATCAACACCAAGCGTGACGCCGTGCTTTTTCAGATCGACCAACATCTGCTCGCGCTTGACCTTGAGCGTGTCCTGCGCCGTCTTGAAGTCGCGTAGGCTGTCAACCTTTTCGGCTTCCAGCTTGTCGCGTTTGAGCTGCAGCTCTTCCTTCTGCAGCGCCAGCATCGGATCGTTGGCCATCTGCTCTGCCTTCTGCGCCTGCGAGGCGATCTGGTTCTGCGCCAGCAGCATCTTCGACGCCTGCGCAATGAGCGGCGCCAGTTGAACTTCGATTTCTGGCGGCAGGGGCTTATCTGGCGGCGGCAGCGGCACACCAAGGTTCTGCTCCAGCTGTTGCCGGTACTGGAAGGCCAAGTGCTCGTTGATATGCGCCAGCAGCGCACCCATGATGGCCTGCGCGTTGGGTGACTGCCCGATCTGCTGCTGCATCAACGGGTCCTGCACCATGTTGTTGTGCACCATCAAGTGTGCGTTGTGGTCCTGATGCAAAAACGCCTTGGCGGGCTTGCCGTTGATGATGTTCATGCCCTCGGTCACCGGGTCCATCGGCGGCTGCTCCGGTGCGCTGGGCAGCAGCTTGGGGATGTTCTTGACTCCCAGCGCCTCCAGCATCTGGGAGTGCAGCTCGTGCTGGTTGTACAGCCCCGGTGCCTTCTCAGCCAGCATCATCACGGCCTGATACAGCACGATCCGCTGCGACATGGTGGCCGCGTTGGGGTCGCTGACCGGGATGATCTCGACGTACTCGTAGTCTGTCTTGCGCGCCGTGCGCGGCGCGTTGTCCGGGTCGTAGTCGTACTCGTCCGGTGCGTAGTCGCGGATGATGGAAGCCAGCAGCCGCAGCTCCTGCTTGAAGGAGAAGTGCACCCGCGCCTGTACCGCGCTCATTACCTTGAGCAGGCGCTCCAGCAGCGCCATCGTCGTGCCCACGGGCGCCTGCGCGCTCATGTCACTCACGTCCATGTCGGCTGTGGAGGCCAGCCTGCGCGCATCCTCCTGCAACGCACCGCGCAGCTGCGCGAGCGTGGCACTGGGCTCCTTGAACGGCAGCGGCACGATGTTGTCGCGCAGCGTGCCGCTCGGCACATCGACATCGACCCATTCATTCGGGCCAACCGTCTGGTTGCCGTTCTTGACACGCATCCCGCTGGTCTTGAAGCCTCCCTGCAGCGACGACAGCTCGCCGGCATCGACGAGGATGCGATCGATAGTTGTGATGCCGCGGGCCAGCCCCCCGATCACATGCACAAGGCCGAACCCGTAGGGACCGAAGCCCGGTATGTAGTCGTACTTGATGAAATGCTGGCGCGGCAGGGCCAGCGTGTCGCCATCCAGCCAGTTTCTCCGCACCGCAACAACCTCGCCGAACTCATCGAATGTGATGACGTACGGCTTCGGTATCTCATCACCGAGGCCCTTGATGGCGTAACGCGTGCTGGTCTCGTAGAACGTATACAGCCCGGCTTCCTGCTCAACGACGCCTGCTTCCTCGTCCTTGGCCTGCTGCACTTCGTTGTCAGCGATCACCGAAGGGGACTCGGGCATAGTGCCCGCGTAGAAGCCACTCTCGTAGGCTACCTTGACATCGAACTCGGTCTTGCGCATGCGATGCGTGATGCGCTCCGCGGTCGTGATGACCGAGGCCCCGTACGGCAGGATCACATCTTCCGCGGGGCAGTACATCGACACCTGCCGGTTAAGGGCCGGGTCAACGTAGACCTTCTTGAACGAGCACCCGGCGAAGCCCAGATTGAACAGCATCCGCTCGTGCTCGGCGCGGAACTCCGGCATCACTTCCGTGAGCTGGTAGTTCATGTCCTCCTTGACCCGCTGCGCCGCCTGCACCTTCTCCGGGGTCTGCTGCCCGATGATCACGGTCTTGACCGGCCCGCTGGCCGGAAAAGTCTCCATGATGGTCTCTGACTGGAAGCGCACCACAGCCTCCGTCAGCACCGAGCTGTACACGCCGCAGGCATCCTCCCACGGCTCCATGCGCTTCTCGTACTTCAGCCCCAGCAGCTTGATGCCTTCCTTGAGCAGCAGCTCCCAGTCGGTACGGGAGTTCTTGTCCGTCTGGATGGCCGCCCACAGGTCAGTGGAGATGGCGTTCTTGTCGGCGTCCGACAGCGAACCCACAAGGTTGTCATCGAAGGCCAGCGCAGCTGCCGGAGTTTCTTCCCCGTCTTCGGTTTCGTCCTCGTCTTCGTCAAGCATTACCTCTACGTCAAGCTCTTCCGGCTCGTCGCTCTCGATGACCAGTGGCTCCAGCGGCTTGTCGAAGTTGAGTGCCATCTAGGTCTCCTCGTTGTTGCGCACGGCTTCCGCGGCAACCCAAGCAGCGTTCCACGCCGTTGTCCTCCACGCCCTGCCGGGGAGTTCCTTGGTACCGGGATGCAGGAACATCCACTGCGACTCACACATGATGCTGTAGACGTTGTTGAACACCTTGCGTGCCGTTGGTGGCCAGCTGCGCCAGATGTGTGCGCTGACATTGAACTTGTTGTTGGCCGCGCTGGAGATCACCAGTGCAGCATCCATTTCCGAAGCTCCCATCTTCCCTCTCCTTTAACCCCTGTCGGTTGAAAACGCCTGCTGCCTCTAACTGTTCATAGCGTAGCGGCTGCGCGCGCGCGGTGGCGGCGTGTCGCTGTCCTGCTCATCCGAGGGCAGCTTGATGAAGCCTCCCTTGCGGTAGCGCAGCAGCGCCGAAGTCGTCGTGTCCACGTAGTCATCGTTGTCGCCGTTCGGGAATGCTGCGCATTCCTCTGCCACCGCCTTGGCCCACACCGTATCCGGCCGCCACACCATGCCCGAAGCGAACAAGTCGCTGACTGCGTTGACCCGTACTGTCTTGTTGTTGCCGCGGCTCGGGACGAACTCCTGCACCGGTATGCCCTGCGCCCGCAGCTCGTGAATCAACGGCGTCCCCGATGCCTTGGCCTCGACGACCATCGCATCCGGCTTCCACTCCTTCCAGTGCTTGAAGGCGATCTTCTTCAGCTCCGGGAACTCCATCCGGTCCTTGAACGCATCGAGCAGGATGATGTTGTTGATCGGCTTGCCGGTCTTGGCATCATCCTGCTCGAACACACCCCATGTGGTGCAGGCGCTGTAGTCCGCGGTTTCTTCCTTGTTGTAGGCCGTGTCCCACGTCTGCAGGATGTAGTCGCATTTCGGGGGTTTTGTCTCCGGCCACACGCGCCACCACTCGCGCTTGATCAGCGCGCCCTCCTCCGAGGTCGGGTTCTGCATGTACTGCGCATTCCAGAACTGCGGGTCCATGCCGTTTTTTTTCGCCAGCAGCTCCTCGACCGGCCACTGCTCGGGCCACAACGACGCCCCGCTCGGCAAGAGCGCTGGCAGCTCCACCACCTCCCACTCGTCCAGCGTACCGTTCTTCGCAGCCCACTGCAGCACCTTGCCCGTCAGGTCCGACAGGCTCCAGCGTGTCATGATGATCACGATGGCGCCGTTAGGCATCAGCCGCTGCAGCGGCCCGGTCTGGTACCACGCCCAGCAGCTCTCGAATGTCGCCTTACTG